CAGGAATTAGCCCCTCTCCCGTCGCCCTCGGATAGATATGTCCATCGTATCCGATACACACAATACAAGCATCGGCTGACGCCTCAAACTGAATCTTATCGACGCCCCCGACCTTATACGCCTCCAACGTACCCTCCGATACTGCCCGCGCGGTCTCCGTGCGGGCGATCATCTCCGCGCGGTAGCGTAGCTTCTTCGTCGCCTCCCGCTGGACCGCCCTCTCAATCTTCCGCAACCTGCTCGGTCCGTGCCTCCCGGTAAGTCCGCCCTTTAGGCGAGAATACCGAGCCGTCACCTTCTCGCGGAACCCGCGCATAGCGCGCATCTGCCGCTGGTTCAGGCCGAACAGCTTGTCGCGCCGCATCTGCCGCCCGATGGTCGCCATCGAATCACCCTCGGCGATACCCCGCGAGACATACTCACCCACGCCCGCGATCTGATCCTTAACCAGCTCGTTGATAACCCGATTAGTATTCTCGCTCGCCCACTTCACGGCCCGCGTATTCACCACATCAAAGCTCGTTTCAATCCGAGCGATCTGGGCTATCTTACCCATAGCCTCGCCGAAGATGCGCAGGTGCTGTGTGCCCATTCGGCGGTCCCCCGCCATTCGCACACAATCCCAATCTACGAGAGTGGAAGTGACGGCGGCGAAACTCGTAACCTGCCCGGCCTTGCGGAAGCGGTCCGCCGTCTGCTCCACCCGAACATCGAACAGGGCCTTAGCGAGCCGGGTAGTCGGCGTCCATGCCTCATACTCAGTCAGGCTCTCTAGGATAGGCTCCTCGCCAAGCACCCACTGATGGAGAGCGCCGTAGTCCTCGGCGTCGATCATTAGGTGGAGCCACGCCCGGACGGCGCGGTACATAGACAGGACGTTCCGCCTGTAGATACGGACCAAGGAGCGGCCGAACGGGCTAATCTTCCGAGAGGGCGGGCCGAGGACGACCTTGGCGACGGAATGGTCATGATCGCATTTCATCGAGCGGCTCATCCTCCATCAAGTCGTGAACTTCCGTCACGTGGCCCACTGCAATCAACATAGCTACCAGATATTCCGAGTAGTGCCGCACGACCGGCCCCTGTTGCTCCGGGGGCGTAAGGGGAGGCACGAAGGCGGTATGGAATGCGGGGCGGCAGCCGGTGTAGTGGGCAATCATTCCTTAGCCTTCCTCGTATCGACATTCGTCTTACTAACGGCGCTCCGCGTCGGCACAGCGCACTTGGGCAGCGCCGCCTTCCGCAAGACGCGGAGGGGCTTCATCTGAAACGCCGCACGAATCCCGCTCAGGTCGATCATACTACTCCTTCTCGAACGCCGCCGCGAGGACCGCGCCGAGGCAGTCCCAGAGGTACTCTTTGCGGGGAGTTTCGTCGCCGGAAATGCCCACATCTACCGCTACGGCGTGCATAGCTTCATGCGCTAAGGACACAAGCTGATCTCGATAACCCGTCGCTCTCGCCGGGCTGATCCAAACCTTCGCCTTTTTATCGCGGGCGTCGCACACGCACGCCGCAACATCTCCCCGCGAGCAAAGCTTTATCCAATCTGGAGGATTGTCCTGAACCCCAATCTCCCAAGTCCAATCCTGCATTCCCAGGCGCGCCTGAAACCACACAATAAACCTCGCCGCTTCCTTTTCGGTCAGCCTCTTCACGCTACTAGCTCCCACGAACCATACGGGAAATACCTCCGACGTTGTGTCAGAAACCACGACCAATAATCCCGTCGTGTGTTAGTCCGCATATGGCAAGAAATACACAACGGGACGAGGTTATCAATCGTATTATTCTTCTTGTTGTAGTCGGTGTGATGAACGTCTAACTCGCGGGTGCCCGCCTTATCGCCACACAAGAAACATCGACCGTTATATAGCCACCGGACTATCCGCTTCAGGTCGTCGGTAAAGCCGAGGCCGTAGGGCGACGCCCCTCCTCGCCAGTTCCAATGTGCTGCGCCCCTATATGTCCAGCCCGGCCGTTTAGTCCCAAGTCGGCGTTTATTCGACGCGGTGACGTGCGGACATGGAACTCCCTTATGTGATGCAGACATTTTCGCCCGTGTAGCTTCCGTATGCTTCATGCCGCGATGCGCATCTCCAATTTTCCTTCTCGTCTCTTCAGAGTGGCACACGATCTTCCCATACATCGGATTAAGCTTCCCCTTCCTCGCCACGCTCATCTTCGCCCGCATTTCGGGGGTATGTTTTCGGCCGATCTGGGCGGCACCGAGCTTCGCCCGATGCTCAGGCGAGAGAGGTTTACCTTTATTAGCAGCACACATCTTCACCAGACGCGCCCTATTCTCCGCCGAGAGAGGTTTACCTTTTTGGGCGGCGCTCAGCTTCGCTCGTGTCTCAGGAGAAACTACACGACCTTTATGAGCAGCGCTCAGCTTCGCCCGATGCTCGGGTGAAAGTGTCTTACCGAGATTAGCCGCACGAAGCTTCGCTTTCGTCTCAGACGTATGGTGTGATCCCTTTTTCATCCCGCCCCCTACTACGCTTCCAAGGCCAGCGCCGGTTCCACGTCTACGGTGATCGTATCCGCGATCTCTTCCCAGCCCTGGATAGATAGGCTCGCATCATCGCCGCAGCGCCGTCGAAGTTCGTTCATAAGGCCCCGAACTTGCCTGGTGCGACGGGACAGCTCGGCCTTTATAGCTCCGTACTCCGGAGCCTCCTCCAGCTGAGCGAGCCGTTTGTCCCGGCCGACTAGATGATTCAGTAAAGTCGGAGAGACGATAACCGCCTCGGCGGGTAGCTTCGGCTCGGACTTACACTCCACCACCGAGTAAGGCTCGGCTATTAGCATCTCTACCACGCCCGGAAACTTCTCGGACAGCGTTCGGCTATTGACTACCCTCGTCGTCACGTTCATCGATCAGCTCCTTACGAACCTCGGCGGTAATATCGTCCTTCAGTCGCAGCAGCTCGGCGGTGCACCGCTTCTCTAGCGCGTCCACCTGCTGCGCGAGAATATCGTCACGGGCCTCCAGGCTCTCTTCCGTTTCCTCGCCTTCCTCCCCCTCCGGGGCCGTCCCAGTCCCCTCTACCCGGACCAGGCGGGTATCCATGTAGAAGCTATCGCCGCCGGTCCCTTCCGGCCACGGATCGCGGCCCATCAGCTCACGGCCCTCGTCCGGCGTTAGCAAGCCGTGCCCGACTTGATCGATGATCCGCTTGACCACGGTAGCCTCGTCCTCCTCGAACAGCGCCGTAGTATCGAAAGACAGAGCATACTGCGTATCCTGCGACAAGTCCGCCATTGCCGGGAACCGGGGGAGGAGGAAGTTGTTAAGGCTACCCTCGATCTTCTTCAGCTTCGGGAGAATCGTATTCCGCCCGAAGTTAGTTAGCTGGAGGAAGTAGTTGTCATACTTCGCGTGCTCCAGTTCGCCGACCATCACCGGGGGGACGCCCAGCGCGGCGAGGATAGCCTTACGGTTCTCCTTCCGACCCGCCAAGAAATCTATATCCGTGGGCGAGACAGAAACCGACTGCCATTGCATGCCCTTGGACAAAATCAGTACCTTGCGGGCCTTACCGGAGAGGAACTGCCGGATTTGCTCGCCCAGGTCCTTCATCTCCTTCGGGCTCAGCATTTTATCCGTAGAGAGCAGGCCCTGCGGCGTTACGCCGTGCTGGAAGAAATCAAGGTTCCAGGACGCCATCTGCTTGTCCTGCTGGAGGTCGTCCTTGGCGGGCCGGAGGGGACTTAGCCCCAACCATTCGTTCAGCGGATCGAAGTACCTGAACGGCACGATTTGGTCCACGGGGAAGAACTCCCGGCGGGCGTGGCTCTTGGTCTGGAAGATATACTTCTCGATGCCCCTGCCGTTCTTATTCGGCTTCGGGGTTAGCCAGGAGGACCGGATCGGCCACAGCTCGTTCGGGGTCTTGGCCGTAGAGACAGTCGTATCGCCCACGGTCTGCTCGCGCGTCTCGTATACGATCTCCCAATACGCCCGGCCCGCCGTTTCGAGATAGACTACCATCGCCTCGATGAGATCGTACCCGGTCATGTCCGGGTTGGGAGTCTCCAGGAGGTCCAGTACCTCATTGTCCGTATCCTCCACCCACTCGCCCCAGCGAGTCGTACCGGGCTCTCCCTCGCCCTCGGGCACGGGCTCGCGCTCCCGGCGACGGAGCTGAAGGGGGAGGCGGGCGATAGTCGATGCGATGGCGTAGATACCGGCGTATGCCCAGACGTGCTCGGTATACACGCGAATCCAATCTTCCGTGCCTTTAGGGTTAACCATACTAAGGCCGCCGTCGAACATCCCCTGGACCGCAAAGGACGCTGCCATCGACGCCTTAGCCAGCTGCTCGTTTGAAACGCCGTCGAGGACCATCTCTTGCAGCGCATCCAATCTGGGAGTCGCCTTCACATTCGCCTTGGCCAATTCCCGTCGCTTCCGCTCCGCCATATCGCATCTCCCTCACAAGTCGCCCACGTTCTCCCATCCACTACTAGTATAATACGCCTCGACTGGGGGTTCACTACCCCCCTACTCCCCGAAAATTGCGGAAAATACGCTCTCGAACCCCGCACCAGCGCAGGCGTATACTATAGAATCTGCCAAGTCAGGGCTATGGCCCAGTCGCTTCTTGATAGCTTTTTTCGATTCGACTTGTACAACGCGGTCACTCGCACTGACCAGATAGCGTATCTGACCCAGCTCGTTGACCGCCAGCGTCCCGTTCTCGTCGGAGGGCAGCGAGAGCTTCGCCTCCTCCAGCAGCTTCCGTACGCCGAAGTACGCCTCGGCCCGGAGGTTGCGGAAGCGGTCATCGTTCGGCGACGCCCCGCCGATAAACGCCTGAACCGGATACCCCATCTCCGCCAGCCGGTCGTGAACGCCCTGCCCGACGCCGATGGTGTCGACGTAAATCACCTCGGGGTTCCACGTATCGGCGAGAATAGAGACTTGGTTAGCGGAGTCCATGGTGCCCTGCTGGCCCGTGACGAGGAGGATTTCCAGGGCGAACCCCCGGCGCATCGTCACTACGGTCTTGTCGTCTCCGAAGGTCGCTACGTCGACGCCGAACGCGATAGGCATCGAGGGGTCTACACTCCGTCGCTGAGCGGCTAGCAGCCAGTTCGCCGGGCAGATCGCCTCGAAGTCCACTACCGTGTCCCACCGACCCTCAATATACCGCTCGACCCATCCGGGCATGTGGCTGAATTGGGCGCGAAGGGTATCCTCGTAACCGGGGGCTCGGTGCGGGTTGTCAGTGACCTTGGATGAAATGAAGGCGTGATCTTCGAGGTCCTTATCCACCCACTCCGTTTTGACCCAGCCTAGCTCCG